ATTATAAAGAACCTATATTTATGCACAATGAGATTTTAGAAAAATTGACTTTATTTGAGCAAAAAGAAAGGTTATGCCAAGACCCTTGGGAAGATATTATTAGAGAATATTTAAATGGTCCTAACGGGAAAATTAGGATGATTGATCCGCAAATAACAATGAGAAATATCGTAGAAGAATGTTTAAAGATTCAGATAAAGGAACTTAATAAAGGCAATTTAGGAAGAATTGGTAAATTGGTTAAATCATGTGGATGGGAACGAAAAACATTTGATACTAGAATTGAGAGAAATCAGGGAGTTTATTATATTCCAACAGTCGAATTAGCAGAGGAGTTGCAATTGAAAGAAGATTCAAAGATTGTGATTGATAAAGATAAAGTTGATCCATTAGAGATAGATTTGAAGGTGTGGGATGAGTGATTTTTGGATTCCATCCTCTAAGGCTGATTTAGTGGCGTGGCTTAAACAAAGATATCCTGATGTGAATTGGAAGGCGAAGTCGAAGAAACAATTGTATGCTGTGTATTTCTCTATAAGGAAACGTAATGGGTAAATCCATTCAAGAAGTCAAAGCTTTAGCTATGATAATGAACCCAGGAGCAAACGTCTTGCCCGATATTAAACTACCTAAAAAACGTAAGCCAAGAGCTAAAGAGCTATTGCCTAGAAAGCAGCCGGAACGAGAGCTTCGATATTACGTCATTAAGATATTGCGTGAGAGAGGATGCAAAGTTAAGCGTGTTGAAAATGGTTTGTGGGGGAAGAATAATAATAGCATTCCTGATCTATTGGTTTTTAACCCAAAGACTAAATTTGGCGGTTTTATTGAGTTAAAGTCGGAGATAGGCGTTTTAAGTGAAGGGCAAAAAGAATTTCAAGAAGATTGCTTATTGTGCAATATAAATCATATTGTTTGTAGGAAAATATCAGATTTAGAGCCGATCTTTATAAATAGAGAAAATGTCTAAAACCATCCTTCTAATTTTCGCCATTGAGTTTTTAATAGGTTTCATTTGGTCATTAGCCGATTGCAAATATCCTATGGCAGGATATTATTTGGGTGGATGTATTTTAAATATATCCTTATACTATTTATGAAACTCACCGAATTCCTATCTTCCGACGACATAAAATTGATTAAGTGGATATGTGAAGAGTTTAATGTAACGTATATTTGGATTGATAAGGTGAAGTATAAAGTTCCTAAAAAGGCTTGACATCAAATATAGAAAGTGTATACTTGTAAATATGAAAACAAAATACAAAATACTTAGAATTAAAGAATCAACTTGGGAAATATTAAGACGATTAGCTTTTAATCAACGTAAAAAAATTATAGTTGTAATAGAAGAAATTGTAAAAATATATAGACACAATGGATAATCACAAACAATCCCTTCCTGTTAAAACTCTTATTGACTACCTAGACTATTGGGAAATCCCATACTTTATTGAAGATGGAATTGATGGATACAATACCGCAGAAGAAATAAACAAAATAGATGAATATGTCTTTGAACCAAACATTCCGCACGATTGGAAATATAAATATGATAGAGGATCAGAATTTGATGGAAGGTATATCACTCATTTTGTAACGATTGGAGATAGAATATTGGTGTGGGGTATTTATGGTACTTATGAAACGCCAACAGGAGAACCAGATTATTCTAAAAACGATAAGGCGGTTAGGATAGTATGAAAGTCAACCCATTATTTTCTAAAGACGATTTTAGAGAATTAGGTATCAAAGCCGAGGATATTAGAAGGGAGTATTTGGCGTCGTTTATAGTCATCTATTGTATTGCCTTATTCATGGCAACGATTGTTGTTTGGACGATATATACATTAATAAAAGGATAAGCAAGGGAGAGAAAATGTCATTAAAAGCACGAAGTCCAGAGTTAGTCAAACCTTCAAAACCAAAGTTTTTAATAAGTGGTGAATCCGGCGTCGGTAAAACATTTTTCGCCCTGGACTTCCCAAAACCTTATCTAATTGATGTAGAGTCTGGTGCTACACGCCCACAATATCAAGAGAAATTAAAGAAAGCTGGTGGTGCTTATTTCGGCAGAGAAGAAGGAAGCCAGGATTTTGCTTTAGTATTAGAGGAAGTTAAATCATTAGCAACTACAAAACATGAATACAAAACACTTATTATAGACAGTTTCTCTTATTTATATCTTTCAGAGGCAGCTATAGCAGAAGAAAATGTCGGCTCAGATTTTGGTAGAGATAAGAAAGAGGCAAATAAACCAACTCGACAACTAATGCGTTGGTTAGATAAATTGGATATGAATGTAATTCTTATTTGCCATAGTAAACCTAAGTGGGCTAAAAAAGGCAAAGATTTATACCAGGATGGTACAACTTTTGATGGGTATGATAAATTGGAATTCATTTTGGATCTTTGGGTGGAAATTTCTAAAGGTGGAAAAACTTTCAATGTTAAGAAAAGCAGAATTGCAAGTTTGCCACAAGATGCTTCTATGCCTCTATCTTATGCTCATTTCGCTGATATATACGGTAAAGAGATCATAGAAGATACAGTTAAGCCTACCAGCATGGCTTCTAAAGATCAGATTAAAGAATTGGATTCATTGGTTGAAGCTTTAAATATCCAAAGAGAAACAATGGATAAGTGGCTTAAGAAAGTTGATTGTGAGACTTTTGAAGAAATGACTCACGAACAGATTCAAGGGTTAATAGATGCGTTAAGGAAGAAGATACTCCAAGTTAATATGAAAGGATAGAAAATGAAAAGAACTTGTGACATGGGAAATGACGAACCAGACAAAATCAAGTATGAAATACCATCAGCAAAAGAACATTGTTTTCAGGTAGTTGATGTTTTTGAAGATGACAAGAATCAAGATATTGTTTTTGCAAAACTTGAAGTAGTTGGTGGAAGTGAAGAAGGAAGAAGTATTCTCCATAGGCTATCTTTAGATATTGGATTTAAAGGCTTCTTTGCTACTCGTTTATTCTTAAAAGCTATCGGAGAAGAATATAAGGGAAATAAAGTTGATATTGATACAGATAATTGGATTGGCAGGATGTTTTACGCAACTATCGTTCATAATGGTAAATATGCCAATATTGATGAATATAATTTTGATAAGTTGATTGTTCAGGATAAATCTAAAAAATCTGCACCAGAAGAAGTTGAATGGGATGCGGACTTAAAATAGGAGAATCCATGAAACTCAAACTCGAACTTCTCAAAAACAAACGTAAGAAATGTTTTTGGAGGATCAAGGCGTCTAATGGAAGGATACTTTGTCATAGTGAGGACTACTCAGACTTCAATAAAGCCAATAAAACAGCTTGTAGGATCGGGCAGGGGATGAAAGTGGTGGTGGTAGGATGACCGAACCAACAAAAGACGGTGCAGAAGAAAGGAATAAAATGAAATCAGTATTAGTTACAACGGAATTTCGTGGGGTGTTTTACGGGGAAGTTAAGGACAATAAGAATCTTCCAGAATCAATCACGTTAAAAAACGCCAAGAACTGTATTTATTGGTCTTCGGATTGTGGAGGATTTTTGGGACTTGCTTCTGGTGGGCCGACCAACGGTTGCAAAATCGGCTCTCAAGTTGATGAGTTAACTTTATATAAAATCACAAGCGTTACGCCAGTAAGTGATGAAGCAGTTAAAAAATGGGAGAAGGCTTAATGGAAACAATTACACGGGAACACCGAATAAGAGTGGCTTTATTTGGTGGGTGTCGATTGCCGAGGTTAGGCGCAAAGATAAGCGAACACTCTCAAGAAGATTTAATATGGGCTGAAAGATTATTAACTAAGAATGAAAAGAAGTCTTTAAAGGTTCCATTATGGACGATCTCCGGCTCCGGCTACGGCTACGGCGACGGCTACGGCTACGGCTCCGGCGACGGCTACGGCGACGGCTCCGGCGACGGCTCCGGCTACGGCTACGGCGACGGCTACGGCTAGGGCTCCGGCGACGGCTTCGGCGACGGCTCCGGCGCCGGCTCCGGGCCCGGCTG